GCTCATGCGTCCTACAAGATCGCCTGCGAAGCGCTGCACAACTTGGGGCGGGAGATTCCGGCGTGATTGAGCTGCTGATGCCGACTGCTGAGCAGTTTGCCGCGCACGAGCGCTTGTCGTCTTTGCCGCGCATTTCCCGCGAGATTGGCATGTCGCGCGATGAATACGACCCGGACAACAAAGAGGCCGCCATGGCCGCGAAGAAGGCTCGCACGAATCGCTACTACGCGCTGCGCAAGACGTTGCGTGCAACGAGCATGACCGAGGCCGCACGGAATGCGGCGCTAAACGCGGCCCTACGGGACGCATACCCGGAGAGATTTACGAATGCTTGAAAACCTTGTTCAGCAACGAGAAGAAATCGAAAAACAGATTGCGGAGATCCGCGCCGCAGAACAGGCCGAGGCGTTGGCAAAGGTGCGCAACCTGATTCGTCTGCACGACATTTCGTTGAATGATGTGTTTGAACGAAAGAACGCAACAAAGCCCGCTGCCCGCAAGGTTGCACCGAAATACCGCGACCCCGATACCGGCACCACCTGGACGGGTCGTGGCCGCTCGCCCGCGTGGTTTGACGCCAGCCGCAAGCACCTTTTCGAGATTGGGGGCTGACATGCTCGGCTCAGAGATCGTGCTGCTGTCTGAGGAAGTGTCGCTGTTGGAGTCTCGAGTCTTGGATCTCACGCGCACCATCGGCAAGTGGCAATCGCGGTGCGAGTTGCTGCGCGAGCTGCTGGAGGAATCAACCCAGCACTGCCCTCACGAGCTGCGGGTCAAGATTCTTGAAACGCTCACAACGCAGCACTGACGACAAGCCACCGTGCGACCAATGTGCTTACAGCCAGCAGCATCGCCACGAGGGCATCAGGACGCCTGCGCTTGTGTGCGGGCATCCGTCTGCGCTGCGCATAAATCACGGCAGCGTTTGGTTCCACACGCTTGCGCGGGAAGTTTGCCAAGGAAGGCGCTATGAGCACAGAAAAAGATCATGAGCTGGTGCTTGAGTGCCTGCGGCAAGTGACTGAGCAGGTCAACGAGCGCACCGCCGCGCAGATTGAAATTGTCGTCACGTTTAGCGACCGGATCGCCGAATTTTGGACGACAAATCCCAAGCCGCTGACCATGGTGCGCGGCAAGGGGAGTACGCATTGAGTGCGCCATCACCCACTAGTCGCTCGATGCAGTGGCTTAAAGACGCTGGTTATCACGCCGAGGTTGTTGAGCAGACCAAGCGGGTCGGCGTGCCGGGAAAGATGAAAGTTTGGAAGGTTGATTTGTGGAACTTCATCGACCTGTTGGCAATCAGGCGCGGCGAGGTTTTGGGCGTCCAGGTGACGAGCTGGTCAAACGTGTCGGCCCGCGTGCGCAAGATCACTGACAGTCCGTTGCTGCCGCTTGTGCGCGAGGCTGGCGTGCGGATTGTTGTGCATGGCTGGCATGCGGATGGGCGATTAAGGGAAGTGGATCTGTCGTAGTCGGATTGCTTTTAACTGGAGAGCGGATATGAGTAGGCAAAGCATCAGAGCATCGAATCGGGAGCGGGCAAAAGCTAACCAGAAAGCAATTATGCGTATCTGGGCAATCCCAAAGGCGTTTATTGCGCACGCCAAACGCTACGGCAGCGACGCGGAAGCAATGGTCGCTGAGTTTAAAAAGGCAAGGTTTTTTAAATCATCAACAGCGAACTGATTTGTCGTGAGGCTGACTGAAAAGATGAGACTGGCCAACAGGGTCAGCGAAAAGGTCAATCGCGGCGACAAGATGCTGGCGCTGGCGTGGGTTGGCAACAGCTACACGCTGCTGACTGTGCCCGACTGGTCGGCGATGTTGTCGAACAGGCGGGCGACGCACGAGGATTTGGTGGCGATCTACGCCCCAGGCATCACGTCGGACAACGTGCTGGACGACCTGCGAGCGCACTAATGACCGACGACCGTTTGTCCTATCTGCTCGACGTGTGGCGCGAATGGATTCGACAGACGGATCACCGGCACGAGCTTGGCTACCCGTCAACGGCTGCGGGCATCAGGTACAGGGGCGGCACTGATTTCGAGACGATGGCTGACTCAATGGACATGACGCACGCATTAGCCGTTGATGCCGCAATAGACAGCTTGGAGCCGTTGGAGCGCAGGGCGGTGCATCACGTCCTCATCCGCAGCCAGTGGGCCAGCAGCATTCCGTTGCAAGACGTTTTTGCTCGAGCACGCGACATGCTCAAGATCACATTACATCGACGGGGAATTGAATGACCGAATGGGGTTGGCCTACCTGTGCCGTGTGCAACAAGCCAGCAGATCATGTTCGCGAATGGGTAGACCCAAATCGCGACCACATTCTTTTTGTTGTGCGTTGCCACGGCGAGAACGAATTGGTTGAGCTTTCTAGATTAGCGTTGATGGACAACGAAAGTATCAAATTTGATGTTGCATTTCAAAAGCCGAGGTTGAAATGAAGCCATACCGAAATTGGTATACCACCGCAGAAGTGGCGGCGTTGGCAGGCGTGTCGCCGCGCACAGTGCATAACTCGCTGTCCGAAAAGCGGGCTTATGCAGGCGTTACGCCGCAAAAGTCTCATAACGGGATTCTGCAATGGGACAAAGACGCGGTAATTGCTGCGCTAAAGCCAAAAACATATCACTACGCCTAATAGCGACTCACGACGATACCATTACGCTACCCGCTTATTAGCCGGAGAATTTGGGTCGGGAAGGTGTCTTCGCTTTCTCCTGTTTGTCTCCTCCTCCTGCATTGCTTGCGCCCGACTTGGGCGCTTTTTTTTGGCCGATTACCGAAATGGCTGCCCGACTGCGCTCCCGACATCAGGACGAAATCCGCGAAAAGATTAAGACGAGTCAGCTTATTAATCGTCTTACGGATTGCGGACTTGGCAATCTTGAATTAACTGCACAACAGTTAAAAGCGATTGAGATTCTTTTGCGCAAGTCGCTGCCGGATTTGTCGGCTGTTAGCATCGAAGGATCGGGCGATAACGGCGAGATTCCTGTCACGTTTACATGGATGAATCAACCCGGATCGTAATTCCCTATGCGCCGAGACCGGCATTCATGCCGTTTCATCAGCGCAGCCAGCGATGGGCCGTCATGGTCTGCCATCGACGCGCAGGCAAGACGGTTGCGTGCATCAACGACTTGTTGCGCAGTGCGCTGACGACGACGAAGCAAGAATGGCGGGGCGCTTACGTTGCGCCGTTTTACTCGCAGGCCAAGGATGTGGCCTGGACGTACTTAAGACGCTTTGCAGGCGTTGTGCCAGGCGTCAAGTTTCACGAGTCCGAGCTGTACGCCGAGTTTCCAAATGGCGCACGCATCCGGCTTTACGGTGCTGATAACGCGCATGTGCGACTGCGCGGCATCTATTTGGACGATGTGATTCTTGACGAATACGCGGATCACGCGCCGGGCATTTGGGGCGAAGTCATTCGTCCGCTGCTGGCAGACAGATTAGGCCGGGCGACATTTATTGGCACGCCAAAAGGGCACAACTCGTTCTACAAGCTGGTCAACGACGCGGTTAATGACCCCGACTGGTATCGGCTGATTCTGAAGGCCAGCGAGTCGGGCATCGTTGCTGAGACGGAGCTCTTTGCCGCTGCGTCGCAGATGACCGAGGATCAGTACGCGCAAGAATTCGAGTGCAGCTTTGAAGCGACGATTGCTGGTGCGGTATATAGCAAGTGGTTGGAGCGTGCGACGCAGGCCGGGCGAATCACCCAAGTGGACGCAGACGCGAGCCTGCCGGTGCATACCGCGTGGGACTTGGGTTTCGGCGATAGCACGGTAATTTGGTGGTTCCAGCTTGTTGGCGGGCCGCGTCCTGAAGTGCGCGTTATTGACCACTACGAAGCGCACGGCCACGACATCACGCATTACTGCGACGTGCTGAAGGATCGCGCTTACAAGTACGGCGACGGCAAAAATTACGTCCCGCACGACGCCGCCAACAAGCTGCTGGCGTCTGGTGGCCGCAGCATTGTGCAGTTGGCGTGGGCCGAGGGCGTGAAGATGACCGTTGTCGGCGCGACATCGCAAGAGAATCAGATATCGGCCGCGCGCAAGACGCTGGAGTGCGCGTGGTTTGACGCTGAGAAGTGCGCTAACGGCATCGAAGCCTTACGCAACTACCAGTACGAATTCGACGACCGGCTGAAGACGTTTAAACCGAAACCGCGACACGACTGGTCAAGCCATTCGGCAGACGCATTCGAGATCATTGGGCAGGTTTGGCAACCGCCTAAGCCGCCAGCACAAGACGTAAAACCGCGCTTTCTCCACGAGATGAAAGCGTCCGAAATATTCTGGCCCGAGGAATCTGGCCTGCAAACACGCGAGCGAATCTAATGGCAATCGGCAATCTTCCGGTCGGCAACGCAAAAGCAATCAGCGCCACCGCTAACGTCAAGTCCAGCCAGGGCGCAATGCTTGGCATTTTCTGCTCGAGCAGCACGTCCGGCACCATCACGCTGTACGACGACGCCTCAACTGGCACGACCGTGCCAATCGCCGCAGTTTTTAACGTCACCGCAGGCACCTATTACACGCTGCCGGTCGCGTTTGGCAATGGCTTGTACGTTGTTGTTGGCGGCACCGCAGCGGTAACGGTTGTGCTGGTCTAATGGCCGACGACACGGACGATTACAGCGGCGGGCAACCGACCGCTGACGGCGCAAGCGGGTACGACGGCGCGGGACTTGTTGCGCGTTGGACGGCCGAGATCCGCATGTACGAGCGTGCGGCAACTGGCTGGGAAGGTCGCAGCAAAAAGCTGATCAAGCGGTACAAAGACGAGCGCGGGATTCGTGACGGCGCAGGCGTGCGCTACAACGTGTTGTGGAGCAACGTGCAGACGCTGCTGCCCGCAATCTACGCACGCACGCCCAAGCCGGACATTGAGCGACGTTTCAAAGACGCCGACAAGGTTGGGCGCTATGCCAGCCAGGTGCTGGAGCGTTGCGTCGACTACTTTGTGCAGCAGGATGGATTCAACGCCACCGTGCGCCAAGCGGTGCTTGACTACTTGCTGCCGGGTCGCGGGACGACTTGGGTGCGCTACGAGCCGCGCATGCAGCAAATGCCTGCACCTGGTGACGAGCTAGGGCAGGGCGGGCAAGTCTCGGACGATGTGATTGATCCCGAGACGCTTGAGATCGTGGAGTTTGAGGACGTGGTGACCGACTACGTTCACTGGTCGGATTTCGGCCACACGGTTGCGCGGACATGGGAAGAAGTGCGCTGCGTTTGGCGGCGCGTTTATCTCACGCGCGAAGAGCTGCGCAAAAGATTTGGCGAAGTGGGCGACGAAGTGCCGCTGGATTACTCTCCGCGTGGCGTCAACGACGAGAAGATCCCCAACGCATCGCGCAAGGCTTGCGTGTACGAGATTTGGGACAAAGCCGAGCGTCGGGCAATGTGGATCCACAAGGACTTTCCCAAGCCTTTGGACGTGCGTGACGATCCGCTGCGCCTGCCGGACTTCTGGCCGTGCCCGCGTCCGTTACTGGCTAATTTGGCTAACGATAGCTGCATTCCGGTACCGGATTATGTGCAGTACCAGGATCAAGCATCGGAGTTGGACAACATCACCGAGCGCATCGGCGCGTTGACGAAGAGCATCAAGGTTGCAGGCGTTTACGACGCCAGCGTGCCGGGCTTGGCTCGTATCCTGAGCGAAGGCATCGAGAACAAGCTGATCCCGGTTGAAACTTGGTCAATGTTTGCCGAGAAAGGCGGGCTGAAAGGCGCTGTCGACCTGCTGCCGCTGCAAGACGTGGTGAGCGCATTGCTGGCGCTGCATGAAGCACGCGAGAAGGTGAAGCAGGATCTGTACGAAATTACCGGCCTTGCAGACATTATTCGCGGCGCAACTAAAGCTGCTGAGACGGCTGCGGCGCAGACAATCAAGAGCCAGTTTGCAAGCCTGCGATTGAGCGACCGCCAGGCTGAGATTCAGCGTTTTGTGCGCGAGCTGGTGCGTATCACCGCCGTCATCATCGCCGAGCATTTCAGCTTGGAAACGATCCGCAAGATCAGCGGCGTGCGGATGTTCTCGGCGCAAGAAAAGCAGCAGTTGCAGATGATGCAGCAGCAGGGCGCACCGATGCCGACGGGGATGGACCCCGACGAGTTGCAGCAGATGATGGACGCGCCAACGTGGGAGGAGGTCGAAGCTCTCCTACGCGACGACGCTGCTCGAGCATTTCGCATTGACATCGAAACCGACAGCACGATCAAGGCTGACGAAGAAGCGGAGAAAGCCAGCCGCATTGAGTTCCTGCAAGCAGCGGGCCAGTTCCTGCAACAGACGGTCGCCGCAGGGATGCAAACGCCCACGCTAACGCCGCTGTTGGCGCAGATGCTTATGTTTGGCGTGCGCGGCTTCAAGGCTGGCAAGGAGTTGGAAGGGAGTTTTGAGTCGGCGATGCGCAAGCTTGAGCAACAGGCCGCGCAGCCGCAAGAGCCGAAACCCGACCCCGAAATGATGCGTATTCAGGCGCAGCAACAGGCCGCGCAGCAGCAGATGCAGATCGACCGCGAGCGCAATGCGATGGAAGCCATGCGCGACAAAGAGCGCACCGACGCCAACCTGCGCATTGAGCAGATGAAGCACCAGATGAGCAATGCGTTCGACGAGTGGAAAGCAAAGCTGGACGCCGAAACGAAGATTGTCGTTGCCGCTATCCAGTCAAAAGCGCAGCCGTCAGTAGCAGGGCCAGATGAGGCGATGGAGATGGCTATGCAAGGCGGCCAGCCGTTCGCTAGTGCGCCTGCAATGCCGTCAATGATGAATGAGAGCCCGAGCAACCCGCAAGGCGCTATGGCGTCGTTCCTGCACGAAGTGGTCGAGCACTTGGACGAGCTGATGCACGCGCACAGCGGGCCGAAGATGCTGGAATACGACGAGATGGGCAGGCCAGCAGGCGTGCATGTCATGCCGCGTGAGCAAGGCGAACAGGAGCCGCCGCCGGTAGATCCGAATGAGGCGATGGGGCGCGTGGCGCAGCGACTGGCGATGTTGAAGCAACGGGCGCAGCAGCCGCGTGAGCTGGTGCGCGATGAGACGGGCCGACTGGTGGGGATTCGCTGATGTTGACTGCTGCAATCGGCAATGGAAGCTGGTACTACACCGGCACAACATTTGTCGCCAACACCATGTCGCTGTCGTTGCCAACCGGCACATCAACGAACTATCCGTACCAATTCGGGCGTGTCTTTAAGCAAGGTGTTATCGCCAACTACCCGCAAGTGCTGATTGACGGGGTAGCACAGACGACGCAGGCCGACGTAAAGAACCGATGGCCGGATGGCAGCGTCAAGTTTGCCATCATTTCGGTGGTCGTTCCGTCACTTAGCACGACCGCCAAAACATTCACCTTCCAGAATCAAGCCACGGTCAACAGCACGCCTGAGACCAAGGCGAATATGCTGGCGAGCTACGACTTCAATTGCACGATTAACGCCACCGTCAGCGGGTCGGCAATTAGCGGTGCGCCAGTAGCGGCACGCACGATTCTCAATGCGCTGTCAGACGCAACGCTTGCATCGAACACCAGTACCGACAGTCCTAACTCGCGCTACTGGACGCAGGGGCCGATCTGCACAACCGTGATTTTGTGTGATCACACCAACAAAACGTATGACTTCGGGACGAACGCGACTTACAAGTCGCTGCGCCCAATCTTTCACGTTCAGTTTTGGCCGACACTTGCCAAGTACAGGGTCCGCGTCATCGTTGAGGCAAGTGACGTAACCAAACTGGCCGATCAGGCTTACGACGTTTCTTTGTCTACCGGCAATGCGTCACCGACAACGGTCTTTTCGCAGAGTGCAGTGCCCCATGCACTGGGCACAAGCTGGACTCGATATTTCTGGTCTGGCACTGCGCCTGCTGCGCTCAATCACGATCACAACTGCGAGTACATCGCCAGTACCTATGTCATCCCGCGTTTTGATATGACGCAAGTTTGGGGAGAGTCTAAGATTGCAACGCAGTACGCAAATTGGACGGCTATTTCAGCCGCGAATAAGGGGCTATATGGTAACGGCAATCCGGGTCTTCCAGAAGGGAGTCAGCTTGGGTACGCTAAAAATATGCAAGCAACAGGCGGTCGTCCGGAAGTTGCAATTCTTTCAGAATGGGGTTTGAACGCATTAATGAAAGGCGATTATCG